TCCGAAGGGTTTGGTGTTACGGGCGAAGAAAAAACCCACCGGAAAGCGTTGGACCAAACAAAATCCGGATGAATTGAGAGGCCGCAAGAGATTGCATGAACAATCGCCTCTGACCCGTATGCAAGAAAAGTTTGTAAAAGAACTGGTTTCCAACGATGGAACCATTACAATGTCAGAAGCCGCAGAACGAGCGGGCTACACGAAAAAGTCCGCTCCTGTTCGTGCGTCTCAGATGACAAACCCCCACATCAGCCCACATGTTTGCGCAGCGATTAAAAAATATCGTGACGAGCTAGATGAAAAGTTTGGCATCACTTATCAAAGACACGTGCGAGACTTACAGCGCATTCGTGATCTAGCCATTGAAAACGGCGCGTACAGTGCCGCAGTGCAGGCTGAATATAGGCGAGGTCAGGCGCAGGGCGATATCTACGTCAGCAAGTCTGAAATCCGTCACGGCAGCATTGATAGTATGAGCCGCGAAGACGTTCAAAAAGCTCTGGATGAATTGAAGCAAACATATGGCGCAATTGACATTACCCCAGACGAAGATGGAAGCGGGGCTGTATCAGCAATTGAAGGCAGCTACGAAGAGATCGAAGCGGACACTGATTCTCACGCGGATTGAAAACTGGGCAAGCCAAGGCATTCCTGACCTGCTCATTTGCGATGAGCTAGGAAAGTTTCACTTTGTTGAATTAAAGTTTTGTAAGGCTAACGCTGTTAACTTGAGCCCTCATCAGGTTGCATGGCATGTCCGTCATAAACATTCATCATGCTGGACCCTGATCAAAAAACAAAACAAGCCCGATAGCACACCGTATCTATTTTTGTATCATGCGGACCAAGCAATGAACCTAAAGGCGGACGGTTTAAAAACTGAGCCACGATTAGCGCACGAAAAGAAATTTATCTGGGAGGACGTTTTCAACTTGATATGTCCTATTTAATCGCATATTCTCTCATCATCAGAAAGTGAGGTAATATGAATTATAAAGACATAAACAGGTACATGTTCGAAGACATTCAGACGTGTATGGAAAAAATACACGCTTTTGACAGGCTAATGACTGATCCGGATTTAGATAGTTTTTGGGATAAGGTGCCGCGCAATGAGCCCGTCGGGCATCAGAAAATTGTTTGCGCCGCGTTAGAGGAAGCGTTTAGCGCTTTGAACCGTGCGCAGCTAAATTGGTTAGCCGCTTCAAAATTTAATAATGCTGCGGTTGATCCGTTGCCTAAGCGGGAGGCGGTGTAAATGTTTCTGCTCAATTGGATTGGCCGCTTATTATATGGTCCGGATTTTGACGAATTAAGCCGCCGCGCAAATAAGCCCCGCCGTCGCAGAAAATAATAAAAGTTTAACCCGCTTGCATGGCGGGTTTTCTTTTGTTATGGATATGGGATAAATCTTATATGAGGTAAGAATATGCTTAGAACTGTTGAAACATCACGGGCAAAAAAAACTAAAGGAATAGCCGTTACATATAGGGCGGGCCGCGGGGATAAATTCGGAACGTGCCCGCCGTCATGCGCTTTAAACGATAGCGGCAACGGCGCATCCGAAATAGATTGGCAATATTTTGACGCATTGCTTAACGCTGTACCGCGTAAAGGGGTTGCGTTTACATATACGCATTTTGATTGGCGGGATTGGTTTCGCAAACAAAAGCGCGGGATAGATCACCCCAAAGGTAAAACCGTTGTCAATTATTCCGCGGACAATTTACAAGACGCGGCAATTGCGGCGGGCGTTGTTCCTACTGTAACCGTTGTTAATGAGGCGCAATGGCAAGGGAAAAAATCTTTTCCTGTAGAGCTAGAAATTGAATATGCGCGGGATGATGTCCCAAACGAAAAACACGCCGTTGTGCGATGCCCCGCCGAATATCGCGACATATCTTGCGCCCAATGCGGAGACGGCGAGCCGTTTTGCGCCCGTTTAAATCGCAAGTTTATTATTGGTTTTACTGCGCACGGTCCGAATAAACGCAAGGCGGCGGATGAAACCGCGCAAGGGGGTTGCTATGCCGCGCAAGGTAACTGTCGCATATGGTGGCAGGATACCGCAGAAAGTGAACAAACCGAAACCGACGGGGAAAAACTAAAACGTTTTGTTTCTGGCCTGCCTCCGCGTTCAGTTATTCGGCACCATGTTGCGGGGGATATTGGCAAATAAACTTTTAAAAAGTTTTACCTTGCATAATATGGGAAAATATAAGAGAATACGGGGCGGGCGCAATCCTGCCCCGTTTTTTATGAGGTAAATCAAAATGCAAATTGAAAATCAAAAAGGTGACCTTTACGCTTTGATGGCAAAGGTTAAAGAACAGCACGACAAGCAAGGCGATTTTGTGACAAGCACAGCGGAGTTGCAAAAAGCAACCGACGCGGACGGTAACCCGCAAATCATTATTGAACAAAACGGCGGAGAACCGACGCGCATTCTTGACGTTAATGACCACGCGCACGGCCAAATAGCGGCGGCGGCGGAAATTGACGCGAGAACAGCACGGCGCTTGCAAGCCAGTTACCCGCAGGAATATGACGCTTTGATCAACGCGCGTTGGCAAAAAGAACCGTTGAACCGTATGGTTCGGACATATTTGGAAGTGGAAGAGACACGCGGGCAAGCACGTGCTTTTGTTTCTGATAAGTTTAAAACTTTTGACAATTTAAACTTGCTTGAAGCAAGCTTGCCCCAATTGATGGAAAGTGAAGCGCAATGGCAGGTTGTAAATGCTAACGTCACCGACAAGCGATTAAACTTGCGTTTAAAAAGTTTAGTACAATTGGGCCAGCCCGCCGTCGGGGATAAAATGGCCAATGGCATCGGCTTGTCAAATAGCGAAGTAGGCGCGGGCGCTGTAACGGTTTATCAAACTATTTGGACGCTGGCTTGTCTGAACGGGATGCAAACCGAAAACCGCAACCGTTCCAGCCACATAACAAGCGCGCGTGATAGCGAAGATTACGGCTTGCTTTCCAATGAGGCGAAAAACGCGGACAATTTGGCGCTCGAATTAAAATTGCGCGATTTGACGGGCGCATATGCGAGCCGTGATACGTTCGATAAAGTTCTTGATCAAATGAACGCCGCGCATGGTGACATCATAGAGGGCGAATTTTCGGAAATACCGGAACGTGTCGGATCAGTTTTAAAGCTTACTAAAAAAGAAAATACTGACGTTTTAAATGGTTTGATGGCCACGATTGGGCAAAGCGGTTACGAGCACGGCAAGCCACTCACACGCGCAACGCTAGTCAATGCTGTAACGGCGGTTGCAAATAAATGCGACGCGGATGACGTCGACACGTGGCAACAGCGCGGCGGCAAGCTTTTGAACTTATCAAACCGCGACTGGCAACGCATTGCCGCATAAAACGGTTGCCAAGTGGCAACGGTTGTCACTTAGTATTTAATATTTACATATGCGCAAATATGCGTTTATATGAGGGCGGGCAATCCCGCCCTTTTTTTATGAGGTAATAAAATGAATAATGAAAACGCAAACGCCCCCGCTTGGACGAGCGCCGCCAATGTGGCAGAACAAACCGTGGCGCAGCTAAAGGAAGAGAACGAGCGTCTGACGCAAGATTTGTTTAACCTGCGCAAAGAACGTGAACAGGTGCGAAGCGGGCTGTTCAACTTGCTCGAACCGTCATTAGAACAATGGCAAAAAGACGGCGCCAATGATTTCTTTGAAACGCATTTTGATGTTGCAGACTACATTGACGACATTGCGGACGCGTTGCCAGAAAAAGAAATTAATATGGACGAATACGAGGACGAGTTGCGCGACGCGGTGCGCGACATCATCAAATACGCAGAAATCAAAATTGAGGTGTAAACCATGACTGAACAGCAACGCGACGCAATAAAGCGCATTCACGCAATCCATGATATCAAGATGCCCTTGCATTTATTTCTGGAAACGGCGCAGCCCGAGATTGGTTGGCCAGATAGTTTAATTATCAAGGCGAACGATCTTGTGATTGGGATAGAGCCCGACGGTTACGCTCACACATAAAAACGCACCTTGGTTGCGTTCATTGGCTCGCCAGTTCGTTCTGGCGGGCCTTTTTTATTTGTTTATAAAACTTGCGCCCGCCGCCCGCCCTCTTTCATTCTTAAACGTATGACCGTGGCGCGTGGCGCGTGGGTGGCGGCACCGGATCCGCCGATTGCGTGGCGCAGCTGCGCGACGGTTGCACCAGCTGGCGCGGATTTACTGCGCGTAAAACGGCGCAAAATTAATTGCAGGCCTGCATTAAATTAGATCCGCGCAATTAATTAATTGCACCGGCTGGCACGATCCGCGGACCGTTTTTCTTGGCAGGGGCCCCCGGCTATCGGGTCAAATTGCGCAGTTTTCGCGCCAGATTCCGCGGATTTTTGGCCGCGCACAGGGGTTTCCGCCACGGGCGCATGGGCCATGTTTTTGACAAATAATCATGTAGAAAATACATTTGGTTTGCGTTAAGTTACATAAAATCGCATAGGGGCCCCCGATGAATGCAACCGTAGGTTCAGTTGAAGATAGAGTGTTAAAGTTGCAGTTGCGTTTAGCGCAATTGGAGAAGAACGAGTTAGCGCAAAATAATTTCCTACATTTTGTACATGCTATGTGGCCAGAGTTTATATCTGGTAGGCACCATAGAATTATTGCTGAGAAGCTTCAGCGGGTCGCGAGCGGCGATCTAAAGCGCTTGATTATTAACATGGCACCGCGGCACACGAAGAGTGAGTTTGCGTCATTTTTGTTTCCTGCATGGATGATGGGTCAGAACCCGCGAATGAAGATTATTCAGGCGACGCACACGACTGAGTTGGCTGTTGGTTTTGGTCGGAAGACGAAGAATCTTTTGGACACGGATGAGTACAAGGAAATTTTTCCTGATGTGAAGTTGGCAGCGGATAGTAAGGCATCTGGTCGGTGGGACACGAGCCGTGGCGGGATGTATTATGCTGTTGGTGTTGGTAGTAACTTGGCGGGTCGTGGTGGTGATTTGGTGATTATTGATGATCCGCATTCTGAGCAGACGGCTATGAGTAATAGTGGTTTTGATGATGCTTGGGATTGGTATACTGGGGGCCCTCGTCAGCGTTTACAGCCGGGTGGTAGTATAGTTTTGGTTCAGACTCGTTGGTCTGAGAAGGATATGACGGGTCAGTTATTGCGGGCGATGGCTAAGGATCCTTTGGCGGATCAGTGGGAGGTTGTTGAGTTACCTGCGATATTTGATGATGGTAAGCCGTGTTGGCCTGAGTACTGGAGTTTGGAGGATTTGACTGCGGTTAAGGCTTCTATTCCGCCTAGTAAGTGGAATGCGCAGTATCAGCAGAAGCCTACTGGTGAGGAGAATGCGATTATACCGCGGGAGTGGTGGCGTATTTGGGAGGGTGAGAACATCCCTCAATTGCAGTATGTGATACAGAGTTATGATACGGCGTTTACGAAGCGTGAGCGGTCTGATTTTAGTGCGATAACGACATGGGGTGTATTTTATCCGGAGGAGGGTGGTCCACCTAATTTGATATTGTTGGATGCGAAGAAGGGTCGGTATGATTTTCCTGAGTTAAAGGCTTTGGCGTTTGAGGAATATGAGTATTGGGATCCTGATACGGTGATTATTGAGGCGAAGGCGAGTGGATTGCCCTTGACGCATGAGATGCGTCAGACGGGGATACCTGTTGTTAATTTCACTCCGAGTAAGGGGAATGACAAGGTAAGTCGTGTGTATGCGGTGACTCCGTTGTTTGAGGCTGGTATGGTTTGGGCTCCTGACAAGAGTTGGGCGGAGGAGTTGATTGAGGAGGTTGCGGCGTTTCCGGAGGGGGAGTATGACGATTTGGTAGATAGCATGACGCAGGCGTTAATGCGGTATCGTCAGGGGAACTTTATTCAGTTACCAACAGATGATTGGCATGATGTAGAAAAGTCTGCTATGGTTAGGGCGTATTACTAGGAGAGTCGGATGGCGCGGGCACCTATTGGCGGTTTGATGGACACGAATGTTCCCTCTCAATTGGATGAGGCGGATTTAAGTGCGGAGTTAGAATTAGAGATACCGGATTCCCAAGAGACTCCTTTGATGCTTGATAGCGGTGAGGAGATTGAGATTGTTGAGGAAGATGACGGTGGTGTTCTTGTAGATTTTGATCCTTCTGAGGACATGGCTGATGTTGAGTTTGATGAGAACTTGGCGGAGGTTATGGATGATCGTGAGTTGGGTGCGGTTGCTTCTGAGTTGATGGGCGAGTTTGACGCGAACAAGGCCAGTCGTCAGGAATGGGAGGATGC